ATATATCAAAACAGATGGTGACATTCGTGTTGTTATTGTTGGTGATACTATTATTGGTACAATGAAAAGAGAAGTTGTTGAGGGCGATTTCAGAAGTAACTATACACAGGGTGGTGAAGTAAACCCCTATAAGTTGTCTGAAGATGAAATACGTCAATGTATGACAGCCGCAAAGTCAGTAGATGGTGATTTTGTTGCAGTTGATTTTATTCCATACAAAGGACAACCGTATTTCTTAGAAGTAAATAGTTCGCCAGGCACAGATGGTATTGAAGAAGCCAACTCTGGTTTGAATGTTGCAAAGGAAGTTTTAGAACATTTTAAGAATGTAGAGAACAGATTTTCTGTTCCTGTAAGATGTGGATACTACGAAACTATTACCGTAGAAACTTTTGGTGATTTAGAAGCAAAGTTTGATACAGGTAATAGCGCTCTTTCAGTATTACACGCAGAAGATATAAAGATTAATAATAAAAAGATTACTTTCACCCTCAATGGGAAAACTATTACAACTAACCTTGTAAAAGAATATAAGGCAAAGACAGGCGCTGGAATAGATTCAAGACCTGTAGTAGAGTTGGAAATAGAGTTTATGGGCCACAGTTATCAGTTCATGTTTGGCCTAGATGATAGAAGTGAAATGGGAACTGATGTTCTTTTGAATCGGTTTGCTATGAAAACAATGAATGTTATGGTAGACCCCCAAAAGAAATATATTCTGACTACAGAAGGAGAATAAAATGAAAGTTGGAGATGCAATCATAGCGGCCGCTAAAAAACAAGCAGAAGGTGAAGTAGCGGTACACCTTGCAAATATTAAAGTATACCAGACAATGCCTGCTGGTATCGGCGAACACTCAGATGTTACAGAAGCAGTAATGGCAGAACTAGATAAGTTGGCCGCTGCAGATGACAGATTAGAAATGATTAATAAGTATTTTTCTAACGGTGAAATGCCACTTTTCTCTTGACAAACCCCCTCAATGGTGATATATTTACATTATGCGATTTTACACACACGTTGCCCAGTGGGGTAATCAACTACTTGTTCGTGCAGTAGAGAATGGTGTTCGTTCTAACTTCAAGGTTAAGTACGAACCCACTCTCTATGTGCCTGTTCAAAAGGAGACTGGCTGGACTACCCTAGACGGTAAGAATGTCAATCCTATGAAGTTCCTCTCTATCAAAGAGGCAAAGGAATTTATTGAACAGTATCAAAGTCAACCACATCTTGTCTATGGGTTGTCTCAGTTTCCCTATACCTATATCGCAGAAAAGTATCCTAAACAGATACAGTTTGACAGTTCGCAAATGCGTATTGTCACGATTGATATTGAGGTAGAGTGTGAGAATGGTTTCCCTAATGCTGACAAGGCTCTTGAACCTATGTTGGCTATCACTATCAAGAACCATGATACAGGACGTATCAAGGTGTGGGGCTTGCATGACTATCACAATGATAGGGAAGATGTTCAATACATCAAGTGTCAGACTGAACGTGAACTTCTGGCTCAGTTCCTTTCATGGTGGGAAAGTGATTACCCAGACGTAATCACTGGTTGGAACACAGAGTTCTTTGATATTCCCTATATCTGTAATCGTATCAAATCGGTTATGGGTGAAGATGCCATGAAACGTCTTTCGCCTTGGGGTGTTGTAAACTCTCGCATGGTGAACTCTGGTTATGGACGTAAAGACCAAGTGTATGACATTCTTGGTGTTGAAGAGGTTGACTATCTTCAACTCTATCGTAAGTTTACTTACTCTGCACAGGAATCTTACCGTCTTGACCATATCGCTTTTGTTGAGTTGGGAGAACGTAAGGATGAAAATCCTTATGAGACTTTTCGTGATTGGTACACAAAAGACTATCAATCTTTCCTCGACTACAACATTCAAGACGTTGAACTAGTTGACAGACTTGACGATAAGATGAAACTTATCGACCTTATTCTCACTATGACGTATGAGGCCAAAGTCAATATCTCTGACTCGTTTACGTCTGTTAAGTATTGGGATGTTCTTATATACAATCATCTTCTCAAGAAGAAGGTTGTTATTCCACAAAAGACTTCCCACAAGTCCAAGGGTGAAAAGTATGTGGGTGCATATGTCAAAGAACCACAGGTTGGCCAACACAAGTGGGTTATGTCATTTGACTTGAACTCACTGTATCCACACCTCATTATGCAGTATAATATTTCACCAGAAACACTAATGCCTCAAGAGGTTGCAGTTGACGTTGACTATCTACTAGACAACAAGCCTGCTCCCAAACTTGACAATGCAACATTCACACCTAATGGTGCAGTCTTTCACAAACGTCATCAAGGGTTTCTCCCTGAGATGATGCAGACGATGTATGATGACCGTACTATCTACAAGAAGAAGATGTTGCAGGCAAAACAACAATATGAAGATACGAAGGATGCTAAATATCTGAAAGATGTTTCAAGGTTCAACAACATTCAGATGGCTCGCAAGATTTCACTAAACTCTGCCTATGGTGCAATCGGTAACGAATGGTTTCGTTATTATGATTTGCGTATTGCAGAAGGTATTACCACCTCTGGCCAGTTCTCTATTCGATGGATTGAAAAGTCTCTGAATGTGTATCTCAACAAATTGTTGAAAACTGAAGGAGAAGATTATGTCATTGCGTCAGATACGGATTCGGTATACATTACTTTTGACAAACTTGTTGATAGATGCTGTAAAAAGGGAACAGACCAGACAGAGGATAGTTATCGTGAATGGGTGGTGGACTTCCTTGACAGAGTGGCTCAAGAAAAGATTGAACCTTTTATTGATAAGTCTTATCAAGCTCTTGCTTCGTATGTAAATGCATATGAACAGAAGATGCAGATGGCTCGTGAGGTGATTGCAGACAAGGGTATCTGGACTGCAAAGAAAAGATACATTCTCAACGCATGGGATATTGAAGGTGTTCGTTATGAAGAACCAACACTGAAGATTATGGGTATCGAGGCTGTGAAGTCATCTACCCCTGCCCCATGTCGTGACAAGATTAAAGAATGTCTGAAGATTATCATGTCTGGTACAGAGAAGGATGTTAACAACTTTATTCAAGAGTTTCGTGAGGAGTTCATGCAACTGCCTCCAGAAGAGATTGCCTTCCCTCGTTCTGTGAACGGTATTGGTAATTGGAGTGACAGTGCAAGTATCTTCAAAAAAGGAACACCCATGCATATCAAGGGCGTTATCCTTTACAACCACTTTGTCCGTCAACAGAAGTTGACTAACAAGTATCCACTAATTCAAGAGGGTGAAAAAATCAAGTTCCTCAATATGCGTACTCCCAATCGTATGCAGTCTAACGTCATATCTTTTATGACTAAATTACCAAAAGAACTTGACATTCACTCACATTTGGACTATGATACACAATTCGAGAAGGCTTTTATTGAGCCTCTCACTTTTATTATGAACCAGATTGGGTGGAGCATCGACCGTTCCTATGGTACGCAAATGACACTTGAGGAGTTTTTCGGATGAAATATAAACCATACAAATTAGAAGATGTAGTAAATGCATCCAATCAAAATAAGTTTAATGTCATCTCTACCTTTGCTGGTGGGGGTGGTTCTTCTACAGGATATAGACTTGCTGGTGGTAAGATTCTATGCATCAATGAGTTCGTGGAGGAAGCCCAGAACACTTATAGAGAAAATTATCCAGACACCCCAATCTTGCCTGGCGATATTAAACAACTATCTGGTAAAGACTTTCTAGATATTGCAAAACTTGATGTAGGTGAACTAGACATTCTTGACGGCTCTCCACCATGCAGTGCCTTCTCAGTCGCTGGTAAACTATCACATTCTAGAGATGGTAAACACTCTGATGGTTGGGGCCAGACTAAGAACTATTCAGATGGTAAGATGGTAGAAAATATTGAGGACTTGTTCTTTGAGTTTCTACGAGTTGCAGATGATATCAGACCAAAAGTAATTATTGCAGAGAATGTAAAAGGACTTACTATAGGTGAGGCAAAAGAATACTTCAATAAGATTCAGAATACCTTTGAAGATATTGGATACGATGTAGTTGCAAAGGTACTAGACAGTCGTTACTTTGGTATTTCACAAACTAGAACAAGGGTGTTCTTTATTGGTGTTCGTAACGACATTACAGAGAAGGCTGGACTAAACTTTATGACTATTGGTAATGTGTTTCCACAAGAATTACCTGATGTTGTTCCTCTCAAAGATGCACTGATTGATTTAGAGTATGATGCAGAAGAAGTAAAGTATCTTACAGATAAGTTTACTAAGACTGCATATTGGAGAGATACAGGTAGTAAGATGGAGATTGATCCACCTAAAGTTTTGACAGGTATGGACTATCATCACAAAGGACACCACTTTAATCTTAAAAGAGTTTCACAGTATCAACCAGCCCCAACACTAACTGCGATGGGTAGTAACGATACAACTGCTGGTGCATTTCACTGGGCAGAACCTAGAAAACTTACTATTGGTGAATTGAAAAGAATACAATCGTTACCAGACGATTTCAAACTTACTGGTAAATGGAATCAGAAGTCAGAACGTATCGGTAGAATGGTGCCACCTCTGATGATGAAGGTAATTGCTGATTCAGTGTACAACAAAATACTAAAGGAGATATAATGGCAGACTTTACTTTTGCACATAGAGAAGAGGGATTTGATGAACATATTGAACATTCTATTCGTGGTTACAGTAATTTACTTGATGATGTGGTGCAGTATTCAAGGTACTTTGTAGAAGATGATACTAATGTTGTAGACATTGGTTGTTCTACAGGTAAACTAACTCAGGCTCTTATTGAAGAGAACCAAGACCATTGTGCAATGGCCAACTATGTTGGTGTAGAAATTGCAGAAGGGTTCTTTGGTGATTTAGACAAAAGACAAAAACATCTTTATTCAATGCACCCATGGGCCACAGTTAATTTTGTAAAGGATGATATTCGTAACTACAAGTTTGAAAACTGTTCGTTGGTTACATCTATTTTTACTCTACAGTTTATGCCTCCTAGACACAGACAAGAAGTTATCAAACAAATCTATGAAGGTTTGAATACTGGTGGTGGATTTATCTTTGCAGAGAAAACAGTTTGTCAAGACCCTAGACTACAGAACATGATGACATTTAATTACTATGACTATAAAAGAAAGAACTTTGATACAGAAGATATCATGGATAAAGAGAAAACTTTACGTCATATGATGAAACCAAACACTTGGAACGAGATTGTTGATAATCTATGTGAGGCTGGGTTTTGGGGTGATAAGATACAGCCTTTTTGGAGAAACCACACATTCGTAGGAGCAATAGCAATCAAATGATTAAAACACTAGTAATGATAAATGGCGCTGAGATTATCGGACGCTTTGTAAAAGCAGATGAAAAAAGTATAATAGTTTATAAACCAAGATTAGTTCAGGCAACTCAACAAGGAGTTGGACTTGTGAACGGTATTTGTATGACAGGTAAAGAAGTTGAAGGAGAGTTTAGTTTTCCAAAACACTCTGTTGCATATATGGTAGATACAATCAAAGAACTTGCAGATGGATGGACAACACAAACATCTGGTATTGAAGTTCCCAAAAAAGGAATTATTCTGTAATGGTTATCGAAGAAGATTTCAAACTTGATTTTTCTAGTGTGTTGATTCGTCCAAAGCGTTCAACACTAAAATCTAGAAAAGAAGTAGATTTATTTCGACAAACAAAATTTAGAAATGCAAAAGGTAATATGGATTTACCAAGAGAATATATTGGTATTCCTATTATGGCTGCAAATATGGATGGTGTTGGTACGTTTGAAATCGCAGATGCACTTGCAAAACATAATGTATTTACTTGTCTAGTAAAAACATATACAGTAAACGAACTTGTTAGTTTCTTTGATTGTGATGATACTGATTTAAAATATGACAGAGTAGAAAATGTTGCAATGTCTATTGGGGTATCTGATGATGACTTGCAAAAGTTTCGTACTGTGTACGAACTGACTGATGGTGCTATTAAATATCTCTGTGTAGATGTTGCAAATGGCTACACTGAAATGTTTAGTAACTTCATTTATCAGTTACGATTAAATCACCCAGAACTTGTTATCATAGCAGGTAATGTAGTTACTGGTGATATGACACAGGAGTTAATTCTAAATGGAGCAGATATTGTTAAGTGTGGGATTGGCCCTGGCAGTGTGTGTACTACTCGTATACAGACAGGAGTCGGATATCCACAACTCTCATCTGTTATTGAATGTGCTGATGCCGCTCATGGTCTTGGAGGCCATATTATTGCTGATGGTGGTTGTGTATCGTCTGGTGACGTAGCAAAAGCATTTGGTGGTGGAGCAGACTTTGTTATGCTTGGTGGTATGTTGTCTGGCCACGATGAAGGTGGTGGGGAATATATATTAGAGGATGATAATCCAGAACCTATAGGAGTTAGATTCTATGGGATGAGTTCGGAGATTGCAAATGACAAACACTTTGGTGGACTTAAAGACTATCGAGCTTCTGAAGGAAAAGAAGTCATTGTTCCCTACAGAGGAAGCATTCATAATACTATGCAAACTATTCTTGGAGGCATCAGATCGTCCTGTACTTATGTTGGCGCAAGACGAATAAAAGACTTGACAAAATGCACAACTTTTGTTAAAGTATATAATACCCATAACACAATTTTTGGAGATAAATGATGGATAAAGACTTTCTACTTGACTATACTCGTTTTGTAGATGAGGTGACTAGTGATGCATCTAAGGATGCACAGGCACTTTCAGACTCACTTGACGTAATTGATAACTTTGGTGTATCACCAGAACGTGTATTGACTGCGGCTATCGGTATTAGTGCAGAAGGTGGTGAGTTTGCAGAGATTGTAAAGAAGTGTATTTTCCAAGGAAAACCTATGGACGATGATGCACAATATCACATGAAGCGTGAACTTGGTGATATTATGTGGTACATTGCACAGGCTTGTATTGCATTGAGTATCTCTTTGGAAGATGTACTAGATACTAATATACAGAAACTTGAGGCACGATACCCTGATGGGTTTGAAGCGTTTCGTTCTGAAAACAGAAAAGAAGGAGATATTTAAAGTATGGATTTTCTAAAAGATATTGCAAAGACGGCGGGCAATGAATACGCCGCACTTGTATCTGAAGGTGTAGAGGCTGGTGATGTTGATAACTTTATCGACACTGGTTCTTATATTTTCAATGCGTTGTTGAGTGGTTCGATTTATGGTGGACTGCCAGCAAACAAAATTACAGCGGTTGCAGGCGAATCTGCAACTGGCAAAACCTTCTTTGTGATGGGTATGGTGAAGTCATTCCTTGATGCAAACCCAGATGCTGGTGTGTTGTATTTTGAGTCTGAATCTGCAATCACAAAACAGATGGTTATTGACAGAGGTATCGACCCTCAGAGAATGGTTATCCTACCAGTAACAACTGTGCAAGAGTTTCGTACACAGGCAATTAAGGTTTTGGATAAATATATGGAGACACCAGAAGATGGCCGTGTGCCTATGATGTTGTGTCTTGATTCACTTGGTATGTTGTCTACTACAAAGGAAGTAGATGATACTGCCGAGGGCAAAGAAACCAGAGACATGACAAGGGCTCAAGTTCTCAAGGCTGCGTTTCGTGTATTGACATTGAAACTTGGTAAGGCGAAAGTTCCTATGGTAGTTACTAACCACACTTATGATGTTGTGGGTTCTATGTTCCCAACAAAAGAAATGGGTGGTGGTTCTGGACTGAAGTATGCCGCTTCATCTATTGTCTATCTTTCAAAGAAGAAAGAAAAGGACGGTACAGAAGTTGTCGGTAACATCATCCATTGTAAGAATGCAAAGTCTCGTTTGACTATCGAAAACAAAATGGTTGATGTGAGACTTATGTATGAACGTGGACTTGATAGATATTATGGACTGCTTGAACTTGCATTGAAGTATGGTATCTTCAAATCTGTTTCTACTCGTATTGAGTTGCCTGATGGTACAAAGACATTTGGTAAGACTATCAATAATCAACCAGAGAAGTTCTTTACTGAAGAAGTGATGGCTCAGTTGGATGAATGTGCATCAAAAGAATACAAGTATGGACAGAGACAAGAGGTAGAAGAAGTTGAAGAAGAAACTGAACAAGGTTGATATCTCTAGATGTTTCATGTTAGTATCAGATAAGTCTCAAGAGTGGACTGCTCTTAGACTTACTGAAATTACTGAAGAGTACAAAGATATTATCTATAAGTATGGTAAAGTAGAAATTGAAGAAGATGAAAAAAATGATAATGCTTCTTTACAATTCAACTATGATGTGTTAGTATCACCTACAATACCAAAAGAAGATTTAGAAGAAGATATTGATTTTAAAAATCTTATGGGTGATATTTTACATCATCTCATAGAAGAACAATTACAAAAGGATTCGATGCAATATGTCAATACAGACGATTGAAAGAACAACACTCAGTAACTTAGTATACAATGAACCATATGCGAGAAAGGTTCTACCTTTCATTAAACCAGAGTATTTTTCAGATCGTCACGAAAGAGTTGTATTTGAAGAGATTAATCTGTTCATGGAGAAGTATGGTAATCAACCTACAAAAGAAGCTCTCTCCATAGAACTTGATAATAGAAAAGATTTGAATGAAGATGAGTTCAAGTCAGTTCAACAAATTGTCGAAACACTATCTAACGCACAGGTTGATATGCAGTGGTTGGTGGATACGACAGAAAAGTTTTGTAAGGATAAAGCAGTCTACAATGCTATCCTTAACGGTATTCAAATCATTGAGGGGAAGGACAAAGAACACACCGCTGAAGCGATACCGTCTATTTTATCTGAGGCACTTGCAGTTGCATTTGACCAGAATGTAGGACACGACTATGTAGAAAATGGTGAAGAACGATACGAGTTCTATCACAAGAAAGA